CACTATCAGCAGTTGCTGCATTCCCACTGGTATTTTGGTTACCAGCTGTATTTACTCCTGGAAGATTTATATTTGCAGAACCATCAAACGATACGCCGCCAATTGTTCGAGCCGTTGTTAATGTTGCGGCAGAACCACTAGTATTTTGGTTACCAGCGGTATTGACACCAGGTAAATTAATATTACCTGTACCATCAAAACTTACCCCTCCAATATTTCTTGCAGTTTCTAATGCAGTTGCAGTAGCAGCATTTCCAGTAGTTGTAGTTGCTATGCCGGCTCTTACTGCTAAGGCAGCATTGGATGCACTATCTGCTGTATTTGCTGAGGCAATTACCGGTAATCTTGCTGAGTCTACTGTACCAGCATTTAAATTACCTGCATTTCTATAAAAACTTGGTGCTTGTCCACCAAAACTATCAGCACCTATGGTAAGTGCATTTATAAATGACGCATTTACATCTGCAGTAATAATACCACTAACGGCTGATGAATCAACTCCACCACCGCCACTAGCAGATTGTCTTAATTGAACATATGCACTATCTACAAGTGCTGTTACTCTTGCATCAGCTCTTGTATTTGTAAAATATAAATTTGTTGAACCTTCTGATAAATTATCTGTATTTTTTGAGGCAAGGTCTGTGTTAAAACTACTTGTTGTATATGCTGTTGCGGTTCCAATTGAATCAATTTGTCCTTGTGGGCTAACAGTAATTATTGGTATTACAGATGATGAACCATATACACCCGAATCAACACCAGTATTTGTTATTGTAAATCTACCTGTTGAAGAATCAAATGTTAAATCGGTACTTGATGCAAATCTTGAGTGTACCTCGGTACCAAACACTCTTGATACATATTGACCAGTTCCAACATGTGTTGTATATGATGAATCCCAAAGTAAAAAATGGTCAGGGTGTCTTTTTGTTGCCAGGTCATTATCAACATCAGAAAGGTCTTTCATTGCTGATACAACAATACCTTCAGAACCAGCAAATGCAAATGATAAGTTACCAGCACCATCAGTAACAATTGCCTGTCCACTTTGTGTACCATCAGCAGTTGGGAATGAATATACCCTTGTTCTTAACCTGTTAAAGGTTGCACTATCTGCCTGTATTTGCCCATTGACATGAATATTTGCACTGGAATAAATGTCATCGGAATCCTTTGCCTTTATTTTCTGAACCTCAAGCTCAGTTCCAACAAAAGAGTTAGCACCAATCTCTACATTACCACCAGCTACAATATCACTAGATGTTGTAACCTTTGAAACTTTTACGTGTTGACTGGAATCCAATGAAAATGCACCGGAACTAAAACTTAAATTTGTTCCTGCAGATAAATGTGCACGTACTTCACTTGCACTCGGACCAGTGTATGTTATAACACCAGTTGTACTGTTATATGCAAGACTACCATCTCCACCAGCATCTGATACAGAAATAAGTGCCCTTACATCTCTATCAATTTCTGAAGAATCAAGTGTTAATAAAAATGTTGCATTGCCACTGCTATCTGAATCTTGCCAAGTAAAGGTTATTCCATCACCTGTAACTATTGTGGCCGTTACATATTTTGATGTATTTGAATCATAAACTAATAAATCACCATGTGTTTTGGCATCAGTATTAACACCAGCAATTGTGTTAATATCAAACCCACCAGTGACTCTTTTCTCTGGTATACCTATAGTTATGTTTTTTACGATTGAACGATTTGAATTGTTGTTTATTCCGACTGGCATTTAAAAATCCTATTTAGTAACACTTGGTGTAACCTGTACTCTACCTTCAAGGATTCTTTCTCTTATTGTATTAGTGTCACTATCTACGAAAGCAATCTCAACATCATAAACATACCTACCGGCTTTGAGAGCATCTGTTTGAGCATTTGTTAGTGCGAGGGTAATTACACCATCGGTTGCTGGTGTAGGAATTGCGGCTGTAAATGAAGTTGTATCAGAACTATCGCTATTGTAATTCTTTTTTAATTTTGCGGTTGCAGCGTAATTTGTGAGATTTTTCTTTGCACCGGTGGTGTCAGTTAAATTTAATGTAATTGTTACATCTGACCCTTGGTCAATAGTGATTTCTTCATATTGTGCCATGAAATACCTTTCCTTCAGTAGTTTCTTTGTCGGACCCTATTGCCCCTGCACTTATGGTATTATTTATACATTTTTTATTTTGTCTAACAATTCCTTTTTATCTCTGGTACAAAAACAAAATGTTTGTGGTCCAGCATATACAATATCTTTTATTTTATCATATTGAATTGTTCTTATATGGAAAGGTGTTTCTCTTAAATCTATTTCATGTTTTATATCTTGTTCGGGGTCCCAATAGCCCTTGTTATATGTGTCAAATTTTTGTAAACCATAAACAACAGTAGGTACATTCATCATTGCAGTAAGATGCCAAGTTGCACCATCATAAGTATAATGTTGTTTTGAGTGTTGTAATAATTCTACCATTTCAGATACAGGCATTGTATAATCAATATATTTTACCTTATATGGAGATAAATTTTCTATATCTAAAATAATATCATATTGCCCATCCTTTGAGCGATTTTTTCTTTTTCCTTCGGTAATTGATTCAAACTTATGTACAGTAATATAGTCACCGTCACCAATCCACTGTTGTTTTAACGGCCATATTGCAGTCTTATCCTGTGTAGGCATATTCATCAATTGTGGATATAATGAATCATAGAAATAAAATGAAATAATAATACCGAGTTTTGGTGGTACCATATTTTCTACAATCCAGGTTATGGTATCGTAATATGTTTCTTTATTTTGTGGTTTCTTTTTCGGATTAACCTTTGGTAATAACATAGCACATTTTGTAGGTTTGTTTATTACCTTGTCTTGATATAATATATGTGTATTTGCAAATGCCAATGATAATACACAACGAATATCATTAAACGAATATACAGAAAAACGGTCCCAACGAACAGTAGGATGGATACCTAACTCTGCAACCGACCCATCATTTTTACAACCTATGTAAAATGTCTCAGCTAATACAATATTGTTTATATTCTTCATTTTGTATTTTATCCGGGTCAACTAAAAAATAATTATACGTATATCGTATATCTGTTGATTCGTAATAATGCCAGGTTCTATCGGTTAATCCACAAAAATTCATGAGCCTATTTGGTTTCCAATCAACTGTTATTTTTTCTGGATTACTATGACTGTAATCTACAAGAGTTGTGCCTATATTTTTTTCTGGACTTAGATATACAATTGCTGACATTATTTTAAATTCGGCCTCATCATGTTCTGGATGTTCAAATCCTGCAGGCGTTACTGCAAAGTGTATAAATTTTTTGTAAGGACCATAGTGTCGCCTTACAGAATAATTTTTTACAAGTGATTCTATTTGAGGTGTTGGGTCGTAATCCAACCATTTACGATATATTTTTCCATCTTCAGGAATAACATCTTTTATTTCATTATTTAATTTATTAAATGTTTCATCATCTAAATAATTATCTATTACCTCATAAGGCCACATTAACATTTCTCCAATAATTGTTTCGTCATTATATTTAATTCCTCTTTGCTTTCAACATTGCCAATATTCGTAACATGCTCTTGAGGGCCTTGATATAAACCAAATTTATCTTTGTACATTAATATTCTTCCAGGGTGAAAATGTGTTTCTCCCCAAGCTGTTCGAACAAGTTTTTTATCAAATGTTCTTCCTGGAGGTTTAAATGTAGCATAATTATCTATCTGTACATAAGGATTATTACCGAAACCTAGTGTTGGTGTATTTGTTCCACCAGCTAAATAATATATACCACCGGACCAAGAAAAGAAACATTTACAATGTAACAATGCCCAAAATACATCCGGTAAAGAAGTTGAATAATTTACTATTTTCCAATTTAATCCAATAGACGTAACCTCTTTTATTATTCTATGATAAGAATTTAATATTCTATTATAATCATAATTTTTATTATTTTTCAAAGTTTTTACATCTTGTATAAGAACAAACTCTTTTGTTAAATTTGATTCCCATCTCATTTTAAAAGGCCAGTTAACAAAAGAATCAAATGGTGTAAGACATTTTATGTGCTCCATTGCCTCATATATAGATACAATAATACCATATTTTGGTGGAACAAAATTATTTAATATATATTTTATTCTGGTGAGATTATCTTCAGGGTCCTCAGGTTTAAATTTTTCTATTTTTGGTAAAATAATTGATGCTGAATATGGTTGTTTTAATAATCCATTATCTTGTATTCTATATGCCTTAAAAAATAAATGACCAAGTAATGCAGTAAATGTTCCATAGGCATGATAATTACGATTATCAAATCTAATTACATCAGAATTATGCAATTCAGGTATAAAATTACTTTCACAATTTAAGTATAGAGTTTCGCAATATTTCATAATCTCTTTCGGTTTCAAGTTTACCAATATTTATGGTATTACTTTGAGGTCGGTTATGTAAATTATTTTCATTAAAATGAACAATTTTACCATGATGTAAACACCATTCACCCCAAGCTGTGGTCAGTGTAGGAATAAGGTCCTTACTCCCTTGATGTTTTCTGTTAATATAATTATCTGTCATTGTTAATCTATTATCCGAAAATCCTAAACAAGGAGTTCCTAAACCACCAGCAATATAATATGCACAACCTGGATATGATATTAATAATTTTGTTTTTCTCAATGTATCAAATAATTCATCTATTGGTGTTGTGTAATCAACTGTTTTATATTCTATTGATAATTCATTAAGTTTTTTTACAATACGATTGTATATTTCTTTAGAGTTGGGATATAAAACATTATTTTCTATTTCATCAACATTTGCCAAGGTTACAAAGTCGTCAGTATTTTTCCAACATTCTTTATATGGCCAAACGATAAAAGGTCCAAATGGTTTTTGAACTTTCTTTTCTTGCCAATGTTCATAAAATGAAATTGCAATACCATGTTTTGGTGGAACAAAATTATTTAATATATATTTTATTCTGGTAAGATTATCTTCAGGGTCCTCGTCCTTAAACTTTTCTATTCTTGGAATAACTACAGCAACTTTATAAGGACGGTCTAATATACCTTCGGATTGCAATTGTTGTGCTGTAAAAAATGCCTCACCAAACATGCTAATAAATATACAATAAGCATGGTAATTATTTTGGTCAAGTCTTATAACGTGTGAACTATTTAATTGTGCTATTTCCCAACCACTATTTGACATTTCACAATTTATGCATAATGTATCAATATATTTCATGCCAATAATCTTATATCCATATGTTCAGGTGCTGAACAGGCCCATTTATTTTTAATTTTATTTTTAATATGTGACATACCACCAATGGCAAGTTTAGGATAATATTGTTGCCAAATTTTTTCTAATCCATCTAGTTGATGTAAACCTAATTTGTCTATATCACCCCAAAATTTTTCGTTAAAAAATGCATAATACTTAAATTTATGTAATAGATGTTTTATCTCGTCCTTTTGTAAATAAGGTTTAGGCATATCAAGAGGTGATTCTTCATTTAATCCAACTGTCGCAATCCACCTATCATCAATGTAACCTTTTGCTACAGCTAATTCTCTTAATTGTGTTCCTCGATAAGGTATAAATATTGATACACCCAGAGAATCATTACCACCAATTTTTTGAATTAATCTGGCAGTATCCAGTGCCATTTCTCTTGTTTCATCTGGCATTCCTACAATAACATTTAGACTATATGGTATTTCTGATTTATTTAATACCTCTGCCTTTTGTAAATATACATCATTTGATATTTTTCTTAGCAATGTATTTTTTCTATAATTATAATCACCTGATTCAATACCAAAACTAATTCTATCTACATGTGCATCTTTCATGGCATCAAGTAATTCCTCATCAACATTTTCCAATCTTGTATTGCACCACCATGGTATATTAAACTTTTTAATAATCCTTAATAATTCAAAATTTTCTTTCCTTGGCCTTGCCAAAAATGAATCGTCTAAAAAGAACCAATGATTAGGATTTATTTCCTTAACATAATAATTTAACTCTGCCTCAACCGTTTCGACAGATTTTCTTCTTAAATAATTTTTATCTAAAAACCTAGTCATTGGACTATTACAAAATGTACAAGAATATGGACACCCGCGATAGGTTTCTACAGGAACAGATTTAACTACCCTACCACTCATCGGTCTATTAAAACGATAATCAGAAAAGAGAGAGTAGTCTGGTCTTACATCATTCAAATCAACTAATGGTTGAGATTCATTTTTAATTATTTTATCATTATCTTTATACCAAAGACCTTTTACCTTACGCCAATCCATACCTTTTTTAAAACTACTAATTACATCTTTGATAACCAATTCACCTTCATATCGACATATAACATTTATTAAAGGGTCATTTAAACATGTATAAGGTGCATTAATAGCAAATACACCACCAACAATACTAGGTATATTCATTGATTGTATTGATTGCAATAATTGCCTTGTTACATCGAACACATCCTCTACAACAGATATTAACATTATATCTGGTTTAAATTTATGTACTTTTGCAACAAAATCTGGTATCATATCCCATGTCGGTTTAATAGGATTTCCCATTTCATCTAGTGTAAATTTTCTACCATTACCAAGCTTTGTTTTTCTTATCATACCCTTTTCAACATTATCAGTATAATTTGTTGTTTCAAAGATGTCTGTTTCTACATTATTTTCTTTACAAATTGAATTAAATAATGCAAATGATAATGCGGGTGCCATCATCAAAGGCAGATTTGGATATACAAATAATACTCTCATAGTCTGAATTCTCTCATGTCAAACAGACCACCTGTAAGTACATGATAAGAAGTTTCAAAATTTGACCATACCATTGCCTCGGGTGTATCATATAACATATCACAACCTTTACAATATGGTATTTCATCAAAACGATGTTCTCTGTGTAATTTTCTTAAATTTTCGTATGCAGGTCCATTCCATATTTCTTCAATGGTATTTTCTGAAACGTGACCGAGTACTGCCTTACTATCCTGGCCAAGTACCATACAACATGGTACAACTGCACCTTTTTTGCCATCATTACCACCAGCACGAATAATAATATCAGGTGAAAATGGCCGGCCACATGAACGTCGTACATCTTTCTTTTTACGCCAAGTGACATCATCATAAACACCTGACCAGTTATGCATACGCCATATAGATGCCTTAATACCAGGCACTTTATTAATAAAGTTTTTTTGATATTGTTCAACCTCATAATCTTGATTATCATTATCAAGTATTAAATGATACGAACCTATTGTTGCATCTGAACCTGATTCTTTTATGTATGCAATCATATTATTTGCATTTTCAATAATCATATCTAGATTATCTTCTGACATCCATTCTATGTATTTTTTCTTGTTATAACCTGTAACAGAAAATCTTGCAAAGTGTAAACCAGCATCAACAATATCCTTCATAAACTGTCCTTTCATTAAAGAACCGTTTGTAATAAAGGACATCTTAAATCCTCTTTCGTGACCAGCTTCTACAAATTTTGGGAGTTTTTTATTCATACCTGGTTCACCAGAGCCTTCAAGGTATATCTCTTCAACTTCCGAATCTATTAGTTGGTCAAGAACATTTAAATACATTTGATAATTCATCATCTGACGAAATGGTCTTTCACGACCACCATCAAATGAGTGTGGACACATTTGACACTTATAATTACAAGCACCACATACCTCAATAACCGCTTTTTTTAATGGTAACATATTCTTCCTATAATGATTATATATATTATATCATAAATTATAATGTATGTAAATATTTATTATGGCAGAAAACAAATATTGTGCTTATCCTTTCAATGAAATTTATAGTGATAACACTTCCAGATATAGATTGTGTTGTTTTGCAACAATAAACAAATCTATAGAAAAATATGATGCAATAAACACTCTACCTTTTGACTATTTTATGTCTGATGAAATGGAACAAATTCGTCAGGATTTAATGGAAGGTAAAAGGATTCAAGGTTGCGAATATTGTTATAAACTTGAGGATACCGGCAGACCATCACCAAGGATTACAAAATATAATGAAAAATTTAGACACAAGGCTGATGTTGATAAAATAGATTTAAAACTTCGTATTGGCGGTTCGTTATGTAATCTTGGTTGTTATATGTGTATACCATATAATTCATCATATCGAAGGCAAGAATTAAAACAATCTGGAATAGATAATTTATGGAAAAATGCAAAAGGTTCTAGTGTATTTGAAGATGAATTGGTCCCTGGTATTGGTTATTCTTTTGATGATAACCCTAAAAATGTAGGTACAAAAAGATTTGATGAGATTGTTGATAATATTATAGAAAACATAGATAAGGTTAATAGTATAAAATTCATTGGTGGTGAACCTGTAATTATACCTCGTATGTGGGAAATCATGGACCGAATACCAGATGAGGCTGCAAAAAATATTCATGTTACATTTCAAACAAATCTTACAAAATTAAATCTTGGCAATTATAGTGTATTTGATATACCTAATAAATTTAAAAGTTTATTAATGAGTGTATCATCTGACCATTTTGGAAAAAAATTAGAATGGATAAGATACCCCATTGATATAAAAGAATTTGAGAGAAATTTAAGAGATGCCAAAGGATTATTAACAGGTATTGCGTGTACTGTTAGTCTATTAAATGTTAATGATTTATTTGAAATAAGAGATTATTATAGAGATAATTTTGATATAGAAACATATTTTCATAATATTGTTGTTAATCCACCTATGTTGTCTGCTAAAAATGCAAAGAATAAAGATGAATTACTAGAAAAATACACCGGTAAGGATTTTGAAATGTTAAGAGGCGAGTTAACAAAGGATTATGATGAACAAGAATATCAGCAGGCAATGAATTATATTTTGAGTTTATCAAAGTATCGTAAAATAGATTTTTGGAAAATATTCTCCGATGTGGCCAACAAAAGTATTTAATATATTTGCAGACATTACAACTCACTGCAATGCGGGTTGCCCTCAATGTCATAGAACAGATCCTGATGGATTAAAAAAAGTTGATTGGTTACCATTAATCAGCTGGTCACTTGAGGATTTTAAAAAGGCATATAAACCAAGCACACTCAGATTAACAGATACAATTGACATATGTGGTACATGGGGCGACCCTATTATGAATAAAGAGATATATGCAATATGCAAATATATTATGAGTATAGATGGTATTGTTTATAAATCGCCTAAGATAGTAATTAATACAAATGGTAGCATTCGTGATGAAAAATGGTGGTGGGATTTGGGTGTATTATGTGGCGATAGATTGAGAGTTGTTTTTGCGATAGACGGAAAAAATCAAGAACAACATGAAAAGTACAGAAAATTTACTAACATCAATAAAATTTTAGATAATATGAAATCAATATCGATGACTAAGGCAATAGTTAATACACAAACAATTGTATATAAACACAATCAAGATGATTTGGAAGAGATAAAACAATTATGTTTAAAACACGGTTCTAAAAATCATATATTTGTTTGGACAGATAGGTTATCAGAAAACAATAAAAAATTTAATTATACCAATCCAGATGGTACAGAAGACTATCTTGAAATGCCAGATAAAAAACCTGAAGATATAAAATTACACTCAACGAAGACAAAAATAAAAGACAAAGAAATATCTTGTAAATGGTTAAATAGAAGAATGGTAGTTGTTAATCCTGACGGTCAGGTATTACCATGTTGCTATATTGCTAATGGATACTATACATTTGGCGAAAAACATTTTGACCACAGCGCAATGTATAACTACTCAGAATATAAAAAAGAAAATAATATATTTTATAAACCACTTGAAAAAATACTTGGAAATAAATGGTTTAATGAAACACTACCTGAAAGTTGGAAGTCAGATAATCCTATAAGACAGTGTGCTAAATACTGCAGTAAAGAGGGAAAATCGTTTGATAAGTTGCAAAGGTTAACCAAATGATTAAAATATTTTGTTTATATTACGAGGGCAAATACAATACAGATTATGTTGCTAATTTATATAACTCACTTAAAAAACATTGTGATGTTGATTTTGAGTTTGTGTGTTATAGCGATAGTGACGTATTGGCTGATAAGGTAATACCTTTAAGACAGAATGGTATTATAAAAGAACATTGGTATAAACTGCATTTTTTTGATAAAAACTTTACTGGCGATGGTGATATCATAGTCATGGACATTGACCAACTGATTGTAAGTAATATTACAGAAATGGTCAACTGGCCAGTAGAAGAAAACGAACTAGTATCATATAATAAGTGGTGGAATAAAAGCCCTCATACAACTATCAATGGTGGTTGGTATAAATTTAAGGCAGGAAGTTTAGACTTTGTATGGAAAAAGTTTTTAATAAATCCTGTCAAATGGCAAGAACATTACTATAAGAATATGGTCGTACACTTCAAATATTTTGGTGAACAAAACTTTGTAGAAGAAACATGCAGAGAGGAAGGTGTAAAGATTATACATATGCCTGGTGAATGGGTCGGTAAATGGACAAAGGATTTTGAACGTAACCTAACATATCAAGAATTATACAGAGATGGTTTTAATGAACAATTTCAAATAATGGGAGATGAAATTAATCCAAAATTAAAAATTATACATTTCTCAAATCAAGATAATTATATTATGACTGAACGATACAATTGGGTAAGAGAACATTGGCATGCTTAATATAATATGTGTTTGTACTGGTAACAAATACCACCCAATCTATATTGATAATTTAAAATATATGATTGACAAATTCTCTGGTTTAGAGTATGATACATTTAATGTTATAAGTGAAGATAGGCACGAGGGCGTATTTGATAAACTACAAATCTTTGAACGATTCACGAAGGATTTCAACATATATTTTGACCTAGATGTAATTATTCGTAATGACTGTGTTAGATTTATTTCAGATACATTATCAGTTATCAATGCGTGGTGGCGTCCTGCATACCATACACCAATCAATAGTTCTATTATATCTTGGTATGGTGATAAGTCATTTATTTACAAAGATTTTATGGAACAACCAGATTATTATATGGTCAAGTATCATAAAGGCATGGACCAGTATTTACATGAAAACCATGAATATGTTACATTTCCAAATAGTGGTGTTTGTTCATATCAAACAATAACTGATGAGCAAGAATATAATGTATATTTATTTAATCAACGATATAAATCTATGCAGAATCCTGGGTGGTATTCGAAGTATCTTCTACCTCAATTTCAATCCCATTGGCAAGATTATCAAGTTGAATATCAATTGCAGCCTTAACCACTTCTATCGGTGTTTCTGCTCTCCTTAATAACTTTTTTAAATCGTTATTTGTGTTCTGACGAATATATGGCATTTCAAATAATTCTAATTTAATTGAAAATAAATTATTCATCTCACTCTCTTTTGATTCATCAAAAGGTTCAAATAATGTTTCCAAGAAACTTTTGTAGGAACGAACATCAGAAAGACCTGAAGCAAATATTAATCCCTCTCTTTTTGCTATTTCAATAACTTGTTGTTCAAACGCAAGCCTTTGTTCCTTTATCCATCTGTAGGTATTAACATGAATACCATCTAGGTCTTCACAATTATTTAATATCCATTGAAAAACTGGACTATCAGGGTCTGCAGGAAATATACTTGATATTAAGGTTTCGTCATCATCTTTTCTTGTTAATATTTCAATCACATTTTTTTCGTTGTTGGTAAATCTTGCACTACCCTCAACGTAGGTTTGGTCTTTTGGAAATGGTCTACTCATAATTACTCCTTAAATTTGTAAAACTATTTATATAAATATTTTTAGAGTTTATTATGAGAATTATTTACAGCTTATATATTGACATTCCTGCCGAAGATTTGGATTATCAACGACCATATTCTGGTGATACAATACCTAAAACACAGAGAACAAAATTACAGTTTATTGAACACTATGATAGGTTAGTGGAATCACACAAACAATATGCATACGATATTTCAACTGAATATGAATTATTTGAATATGATGAAGAATATAAACATTTTCACAAAACATTCAAAGAAAAATATCCTATGATTACTGATTATTGTATTGTAAACTTTTATAAAATACATTTGTTATATAAATTATCAAAGCATTATGATGAAATATTATATTTAGATTTTGATGTAATACCTGTTACCGATGACGATTTTTTTGATGCATGGAATTTAAATAAAGGTGTTGCCATATTAAATAATAATAACGACCCAGGATTACGATTAAAATATAACATTGCACACAATACATTAAATTCATCAAATAGAAGTCCCGTTGCTAAATATTGGAATTGTAAGGCAATGTTATTTGAAAATGGTTACTCAATCGAAAACGATGTATTTAATACAGGCATAATTGGAATAAACAAAGTACACTTAGATAAATTAGATTATTTCCGTGACTTTGATAAAACAATAGAGTTGATGACAACTGTAAAAAATGATGATGCATTATATCCTCAAGAAGTTCGAAATATGTTTGGTTATGATAATGAAACAATATGGAGTTATAAAACAAAAATAAACAAGGTCAATACGCAATGGTTAAATAACGAGTGGCATTATTTTTATGACCCGAGAAGTGATTACATTCCTAAGAAAAGTAAATTTATTCATTGTATTAATAAGAAGTTTGATAATGTCTGGCAATTCAAGAGTAATATTTAGTATTTACAAAGAGGTAAACGATGAATCAGTTACCGATTATAAAAAACAACAATTGAAAAATTACAAAGATGATTTAATAAAACGTCAACAACAATATGCTGATTTCTGTAATGCAGATTATTTCGTGTATGAAAACAATAATCAATTGGTTGAAATTGATGAATATAATACCATACAATTTTTTAAAATAAATCAACTTGAAAAAATGGCAGAAAAATATGACGAAGTATTATATCTTGATTTGGATATAGTACCTTTTAAATTTGTTAATTTTTTTGAGTTACATGATTTATCTAAACTTTGTTGTTTTCAACAAGATTGTTATGAATGGGGATTAAAAAGGTATGTACAGGCAAGTGTCAAAGAAAAGGATATTCCATATTTTAAGGTTAGACCAATACCTTTACAGGAAAGACTTAAAAACTCAGGTTATTATTTTCACAAGGAAAACATTGATAATTTAGATTCACAAAATTGGTGGGTAAAGGCATGTGCCAAAAATGCAATGTTACTATTAGAAAATTATGTTGATTTTAATAATATGATAATAAATACAGGAGTTATTGGTGGTAATTCAGGTATTATTAAAAAATTACGTTTTATTGATAATTTAAACGATATGTTAAACGCATTGAGCGATGCAAAAGAAGATAACATATATCCAATTGAGATAAGTTCTTTAATAAAACCAAATAATGAGGTATTTTTAACCTATCTAATTGAAAAAAATAATATTGAAATAAACTATCTTGATGAATCTTGGAATTATATTGTTGATGATTTTAGACAAGATACCGATAATGACGATACAGTATTTTTACATGTAATCAATAAAGAATTTGACAAATATAATTACAAATATAATTTATTTAGGAACGATTAATTTTTAGAAATGTTGTTGATGCTGTTGATGAAACACCATTAGGAAACTCTTGTGAACGATAATCATCAGCATTAACAAATCTTTGTTGATAGTTACCACTACCATTTAATATAGTATCAACCATACCTGAACCTTTATTGGTACCTGATGATATACTATATGTTATTCTATCACCTGAACTACTTGATGTTGCATATCGCACATAACCTTCAAGTAAAGAATTCCATGATGTAAGTGAATATGCTTGAATGTCACCATCACTTCTTCTAAATGCTGGTACTCTAATTGTTGTACTTGCAGCTGCACCATCTACTTTCATAAGATAATAATTGGTAACAGTTGTAGGAAAATCTTGAGTTGTTCCTACTGAACCTATGTTACTAGCTACATATGATGATGTATCTGCAATTGTATCAATGAACACAGGTGTCGAACTTACAAGTGTATGACCAGATAAACTTGTTGCTGTATGAATACGAAATGTCCCACCTTGTGAAGTTGTATTGGCCTCTAACACTAAACTAGTGATTGCAGGACGAATAAATGTATCCAAAAAATCTGTTGGTGTAAATGACTGTATTTGACCATCACTTCTTCTATATAAAGGTAATGGGTCAACCGGTTGTGATACACTTGTTACTGTCTGATTTATTCTTGCAAAACCAGTTGTAACAGTTGCTGGTTCAGCAGTACTGCCTTCAGCAACAAATGCAGTTGTTGATTGTGAAGCGGCACCTGATGAAAGTCTTGTATCATTAATTGTGCCAAGTGAACCACCTGATGAAACTTGAGTTAATACTACGGCTGGATTGGCTGCAT